AGAACCTTTGGCCTTAGAACGACCACATTTTTTAAAGCCACCGCCTTTCTTAGGTGAGCCAATGTCAACCCAATCTTCTTTAAACCACTTGCCTAAACCCATTACCTTCCACGCATTTTAGTAACTTTTCTTCTAGGCTCCATAACAGCTCCACATCCTTTAGCTATAAAACCGCCCTTACTTTTTTTAATAACGCCGCCTGTTGCTGCTTTTTTAGTGCCACTATAGCCACCGCCTCTTTTTTTGTAAGTTTTTACAAGCCATGCAGAGGCATAAGCGCTAGGAAAAACATCAAACTTACGTTTTGCCTCTGATTTTACTCTGCTGTATAAGCTTGGATTTGTTACGTTGCTTGGAGTTTTTGATTTTGCCATTAGCACTTCCACCTTCTTCTTGCTTGCCTAATTCTTGAATTAGGGTTGTTTCTAGTTTTAGCAGAGCTGCGTTTTAATTGTCCAAGCGACCTTGCACAATAGGATTTACGCCTTTTTGCTGCCTTGCTACCTTTTTTAACTTTGCCTGTTACGGCTGTTTTTAATTTAGAACCTGGATTAGCTTTTCTATAAGCCTTAACACCCTTCTTGGTCATGCCTGCGCCAGACTTGGTAGGGCGGTAATTACCGCCCTTTCCAGTCGTCCTTTTTATAGGTTTAGCTTTCCTAGGTTTTGTTGCTGCCATTCATTAATAATTCTTATTCAAAACCAAAATAATTGAATAAGTATCACCGCTTGAGTGTCCTACAGTTGTAAAATCTATATCACCCGTTACGCCACTACCTGCATTGTTAGGTATGCCAGAAAACAGGTCATAATATTCATCGCCTGTGCTATCAGCCGGTAAACCAGTTAGCAAAACATTGGTGCTTGCATCAAATTCTAAATTAACACCCATGCCTCTAGTTGCCCAATAAATTCTAGCTACTGAAACAGAGGTGCATGCTTCACCCGCATGATTCGCTTCTAAAGCTGATACATCAACTTTTTTTACAGCACTTTCTCCTGTGCCGTCAGAAACATTCGTAAATTTCAATACGGCTGTTTTTTGGCCATCTTGAATGGTTTGAGAAGTTACTGCGTCTGCCATAATTTACTCCTATTATGCGTCAGCAAATGGTGTTACTAAAGTTCCTGAACCTAAAATAATACCTTCTACAGAATATTTGGCTGAGGCCATAGCAGTAACTTTAACTATACTGCCTACTAGTCCACCTTTTGTTGAACCGTTCATTGTAATTACATCATTAGATGAAGCTGAAATAAAAGTTTTACCAGTATTATCATCTACACCTGTATATAACCCACCAACGAACTTATCTGTTCCATCAGTTAAAATATCCATATCTGTAGCTGCGGTTTCTACAACAAAAAAGAAAGTAGCTCCAAGGTTATTTAATTGATTAGGGTCTGTGTTGTCGCCTGGGTCTGTTGTGACAATGCTAGGTAAAGTAAATTTACCGTCTGCATCATTACAAGTTAATATTTTGCCTGAGTGTGCTGCAACTGTAAGTGTTGTATCTGCTGTTAAGCTTACTACATTTGCATTACCTGCCGAAATGAATCCTGCTAATGATTTTACAGGACCACTGAATGTACTTAATGCCATAATTTTTCTCCCGAAAAATAAGTTCTATTATCTTGGCTTGTCTGCTAGGTCAGTTAATAGAACAAGTTAATTTATCCTAGTCTTATGATTGTATATTAGTTTAGTATAAAAAAAAAGATTAAATAAAGTGTAAATAAGTGTTGACTTTAACATATATGTGTTTATAATTATAAGTATATTAACTAACTAGGAGTAAAAATAATATGAAAAACTACTTAACTAAAAAAGAATACTCAGGACAAAACATAGATACGCTTTATGAGGCAGGATATGAAGAAACTGATGCATTTGTTACTTTTAAACAAGCACTAAAACTAGAAGGAGTTACTGGTAAAAGTTTAAAAGGTATAAAAAAAGCAGCAACATTGTTCTTTCTTAAAAGAGAAGAGGACAAAAAAACCGGTAAAGAAAAAACAACTAGAAAATACTTCACAGTATTTGATATACAAGATGTTTTTAAAACAGTAGAACTCAACCAAAAGGCAGCAGCATAAGCTGCCTTTTTTTATAGGAAATAAAATGAAAAATAAAACAGAAATAAAAAGCCTTTTAAGAACAATTTTAGAAGAAGCTAAAAGAAATAAAGTCATGTTTAGATACAGTGCTTTAAATCATTATGAATGGGAAAATTATGACTACATAGATGATTGGGGTTACGATATAGATAGAGTCATTGAAGTAATGCTTGGTTGGGATATTGGAATTGTACACAACATACAATTTTTACAAGCTAAAAAAGTTTGTAAAGATAATAAGAAAACAGTCAATATTAAAACCCTTAAAGATTTTTTAGAAAAAAAAGGTTATAAAGTAGGTAAAAAAACTTTAAGCTATTCTTTAAATTGTGATACAAAATTTTTTGGTATTACTATTGACGATGAAGATAATGCATATCAATTAGATAACGATGAAAGTGCATCTGTATTACTTCAACATGATGCATGGCTTTATTGGGAGTTATATAATACAGGCATTGATTGTTTTATTGATTATTCAGTAGGACTTGATAACCTTTTTAAAAATACATCTTTAGAAATAATACAAGATGAATGGGAAGATAAATTTTGCAAATTTGAAAAAGGTCTTTTATAAAAAAAACACAAAAAAAAGGGAGCTAATGCTCCCTTTAGTGGTTTGAAGAACCTTAAGCTCCTTGTGAGCCAAAAACTCCACGCCAGTTAGATACACCAAATGAATATCTTTCTCTAGCTCTATACCTAATGTTACCTGTTGAAAATTCAGGTTCCATGGAGGTTTCCATATTTGTTCTATTGAACATTTTTAGACCTTCTCCATCTGAATTAACCGATGTCATAATGAAATATGCATCTGGGTCATTAAGATAGTGGTTTACACTAAAACCACCAGGCATAGAAGATTGGTTTTTAATTGAGTTAATATCATTGTCTGATGTTGAAACTCTACCAGGTGAGTTTAATAATCTATCAGCAATAAATGTTAATTGCGGAGGTATTATTAATTTATCTGGTCTAACTGCAATAGTTAGATTTCTGTCATCAACAAAAGTTGATATATCAATTATATTATCTTCTAACGAAGTTTCATTTAGGTCAGCCATTGTTGTAGCTCTGTTACGAGCTGTTCCACCACCCGCTAACGGATGTGCTGTGGAAATTAATTGCTGTCCATCACCAATAGCAAAATTAGAATCAAACGCATTGTTTAATACATTTGCTCCTTTTACTTCTTTGGTATGTTGCATTGAACGAGCCAATGCTTTTGTGTATCTACGACCGAGTTGGTCATATAAATTGTCTTCAATAGCTTCTTCAGTTAAAGAGAAAGCAAGAGCCACAGTTTCGTGTGTATATCTTGCTGTATATCCTTCTGAAGCACTATCAAAGCTTACGCCAGCACCTTCTTCCTTGACAGGAGCTGCACCAAATCCAACTACTAAAACTTCTTCTTCGAAAGCTCTATCTGAGTCTTCTATAGAATATAGTTCTTTGTATTCTTCATTGTTTTCGTCATATTCAAGTCCAAAAAGTGCATTTAGACCGGGTTCAAGTTCTTTCGCTAATTGCGCTCTACTTATAGCCATCTAATTACTCCTTATGCTAATCCTGCGCCTTTTTGGCCACAGATATGATTTTGAATAACAACCAAAACATTTGTGTTTGCTGAAGCGACGTCTGAGTTATCAGGGTCTTGACTAATGTCAATAGCTTTTAGCGGCAAACCTGCTGTAGTTGCACCTGTTGTGACATCTAACTCTGCTCCTGAAATACCTGTATAGGTACTTCCTGAGTTTGTGTAAACAATGTCAAAATTACCAAACAGGTCAGCCACTGGGAAAGTGTCGTCTGCTTGGATTTCAAAGACCGTATTAGGGTCATCATGTATAAAGCAAATTATGTCTGAAGCGTTAGTGCTTGCAGGGTAATAATTACTAAATACTTGCTCTGATGTTGTCGGGTCTGTGTACATACAACCGTTGAATACGCCAACTATTGGAACAGTACCACCGTCAGCATGTATTTCTACACCGCCTCCAGTTACTTGCATTACCAAGTCACCTTGAAAAATGCTAGTTCCGTAGTTTGCAGCAATTCTATAACGGCTTTGACCGCCTGAATAGGGTGAGCCACCCATCATTTTTACAGGCTTAAGACCAAATGAAGCGTCTTTATTCGCCATATTTTTATCCTACCTTTTTTTACCAAATGATACTTTAGATTGTCTATTAGAGTCGTACTTAACATATCTGTTGTTG